GAAGATGAGTGATAAATATTATATAGATGCTTCTAGTTTTTTAGAAGTAACAAGTGAACTTGCAGATTATATAATGCAAGAAAAACTTAGTGATAAATATGATAAGTATATTTATGAAGATGAAAGTGGAGTAATAAATTACACTAAAGCAGGGCAAGATATGTTTAATAATTATGTTGAAGTTATAGAAGGATATTTGTCTGATGTCAGCATAGTACATGAAGATCAGAAAGAGACTGATCATGAGTAAAGTAACAAAAGAAATGATAGAGTATTGGTTAGGTACTGATACAGATATACCAGAACTCTTATCAGAACTAGCTAATGGAGAATATAAAGCAGAAGAATTTAATCAAGATGTCATAGGCACATGGCAACATGGTGGAGTTGTTAGGGAGATTGTGATGCTTAAACCTAATGACTGCACATCATGTGGTGAAGATACTAGTTTTGGATCTGGTAGGTTTGTTAATCGCATACCCTCTGATGACAACTACATGTGTGCTGAATGTCAGATGGTAGAGTGTGATATGTGTGATAAAAAAACTTTAGAGTGTCATGTAACACTTGATGGTGAGTGGATATGTGATGATTGTAAACCTAAATGTAACCCAGATAGATTTGAGGAGAATGTATAATGAAAGTACTTAGTTTATTTGATGGTATGTCATGTGGACAACTTGCTTTACAAAAATCAGGTATTCATATAGATAAATATTATGCAGCAGAAATTGATAAATTTGCTATGAAAATAGCAAAAAAGAATTTTACTAATACAATACAATTAGGAGATGTTATTAACATTAATAATTATGGTTATAATATTTTTGAGAAAGGAAGTATTGATTTACTAATAGGTGGTTCACCTTGCCAGGGATTTTCTTTTGCTGGTAAGCAATTAAATTTTGATGATCCACGTAGTAAATTATTTTTTGAATTTTCAAGAATATATAATGAATTAAAACCTAAATATTTTTTATTAGAAAATGTATGTATGATACAAAAATCTGAAGATATTATATCAGAATATTTAAATGTTAAACCTATATTAATTAATAGTTCTTTAGTATCTGCACAAAATAGACGAAGATTATATTGGACAAATATACCTAATATAACACCACCTACTATTAAGAATATATTATATAAAGATATTAAAGAAACTAATGTAGATAAAAGATTTTACTATTCCGAAAAAATGTTAGCTTGGATAGATAGACATAGTAAAAGAAAGAATAAAAAATTACGTATACAACAAGATAATGATAAAGTACAAATGATTGAAGCTACTCATTATAAAGGATGTAGTTCACAAAGATTTTTTGCTATAGAAGATACATTAGGATTAAGATATATAACACCTCTTGAATGTGAAAGAGCTCAAACTATTACAGATAATTATACAGAAAGTGTAAGTAATACACAAAGATATAAAATGATTGGAAATGGATGGACTATAGATATTTTAAGTCATATCTTTTCACATATGAATTACTAATACGAATACTAATAAGCAAGTCGAGTCTATCTTTTCTCTCTTTCGAGAGAGAAAAAATATTCTCTTTTTTTTTAACAATAACTAAAATAAGGATTAAGTAAATGAAGATTACCGATTTAAAAAATAAAGTATTAAAAGAAAAATATAATATTGAACTAACAGGTTCCAGAACATTATGGAAGAAAGATATTTATCTTGTCAAAAGAAGTCAAGGTTGGTATAAAATTGGAGTAAGCAATAATGTTAATCACAGAGTATTTGAAATGCAAACGTACTCGCCAGAAAAATTATCTTATGTTACTAGTGTGCCCTTACAAGGTATGGTTTACTATGTAGAACGTAAAGTTCTTGAAACATTTGGTAAACATTTAGATATTACTGATAAGCGTGGTGAATGGGTTCGTATTCAGGGTGATGTAAAAGTTGTAGCTGATACGTTTACGAAAGTAGTTAATAAAACTGTTAATAGTATACGTAGAAAATATACATCTGAATACAAAGCTATTGAAAAATTAGTAAAAGGATACAATCCTAATTACAAAAGTAGCAATGCTATTCGCATAATAAAATAGTGATATATAATGGGTAGTAATTAACTGTTGCTACCCATTAATTCTTATGTTATAATAATTTTATTTAACATAAAGGAATATATCATGTATGTAATTGCACAAAAAGATCCATTAGAAGTAATGCCTGATTTCCTGGTAGGTGAAGATAAAAATGTAATTAAATTTAAAACTTCTACTGCTGCTTATAAGTTTTTAAAAGAAATAGATATAGATAGAAGAGATTTACAAAATTCTTCTATAGTTTTATTAAGAATGCATTAAGAAAGGAAAGAAAAATGCTAAATGAAAATAAAATATTAAGAAAAAATATTAAAGATTTACAAGAACAATTAGTTAATGCTAATCAACGAATAAAAATATTAACGGATGATAATTATAAATTAAAAAAAGAATTAAATCCGTTTGATCCTAGAAATTCAGATAGTAAATGGGCTGAATTACCTAATGAAAATCCAGATGCAGAACATATCGAAGAAGATGATTCACAATTTAAATTAAACTTAAATGAGGATAAGGAAAATGAATGACAATACTTATAATACTATTGATGCTTTTATAGAAGCACACCAAGGACTTTGGTATATGTTTAAAACTGTTACTTATAAAAAAGTAGGTAAAAGAGTTGAAGTATATGACAATGGACAATTTATAAGACATCATGTAATAAATTAATGGAGAATAAAATGCCCAATACATTTATTAAATGGTTAGAAAATGAATCAAATTATTATTACAAGGATAAAGAAATGAAAAAGAAAACCGATAAAGATAACATATTAACTAATGAACAAAAAGAACATTTATTAGATTTATTTAATGCAGGAAATCAAGTATTTCAAGACTTTAATATTAAATATATAAGTGCTTGGGATTTAAGTAATCTTGAAGATAAACTTAATGAAATGAAAGACTTATTTAATATAAGTCCTACAGTATCTGAACATACTGATAATGATGGAGATCATTACCCAAATCATTGGAGTGATCATGTATGGTCTGATGATCCTAAAGCTTGGAGACCTAAAAATGATTAAAGAATTTAATAGAATTACATTAGAAGCAGTTAGAAAACAACTTCAAAATAACCTTAAAGATTCTTTAAAAAATATTATAGTAAATATAGGTAATTGTTCTTATGATCCTACTAATGCAACATTTAAATTAGAATTAAGAATTGAAGGAGCTGATACAAAAGAATTGAGTAATCTTAAATGGGTTATAGACTCTGGTTTATATGATTTAGATTTAGATAGATATCATCCACAATATAAATTAGTAGGATATAAAACTAAAGCAAGAAAACGTCCTTTTATTATTGAAGATAGAAATGAAAAAAGATATGTTATAAATGAAGATCAAGCTATAGATATGTTTGGAGCATTTAAAAAGAAAGAAGGTACTAATGACTAAAGCACTATGGGAAAAAGAACGTAATACTATGTTTTGGGATTTATATAGAGAATATAAAGAAGAAGGTTATAATAATTCTGAAGCAAAAGCATTAGCCAAAAAAGAAGTTGATGAAGTAATGGCTGAAAAAAAAGACTTAACAAATAAGTTATTTGATGATACACTAACTTCATTAGATTAATATAAAGGATACCGATATGAATACAGAATCAAAAATGATTAAACAAGGACCTTGTCCAGAATGTGAGTCAAGTGATGCATATACGTTGTATGATGATGGACATGGATATTGTTTTTCTTGTGAATTTTTTAAACCACCAGAAGGAACTGATAAAATGGAAAGTAATAATATAAAACCTGCACCAATACAAGGTATAGTACAAACTAACTTTAGTGATGGTGTTTACGCAGCTATCTATGATAGAAAAATTAAAGAATCTACAGCTAAAAAATATAATGTATTAGTTAAACAAGATAACAATGCTAATGTATATCAACATATATATAAATATTATGACTCTAATAATTCACATGTAGCTAATAAGTTAAGAAATACTAATGATAAAGAGTTTTGGGCTGAAGGTTCTATAAGAGATGCTGGTTTATTTGGTCAGAATTTATTTCCTGCAGGTGGTAAGTATGTTACTTTAACAGAAGGGGAGATAGATGCTATGTCTATCTACCAGATGATGGGTGAGAAATGGGCATCTGTATCTATTAAAACAGGTGCAGCTGGTGCAGTTAGAGATTGTAAAACTTCTTATGAATACTTAAATAAATTTGATAATATTGTTATTTGTTTTGATAATGATGAATCAGGAAAGAAAGCTGCTGCGAAAGTTGCTCAATTATTTGAACCTAATAAATGTAAAATAGTTTCTTTAGATTTAAAAGATGCAAATGAATATTTACTTGCTAATAAACGTACTGAATTTAATAAAGCCTGGTGGGATGCAGAGATATATACACCAGCAGGTATTGTTAATTTAGCTAATCTTAAAAATAGTTTATATGAAGAAGAATATTGTGAAACTTGTATGTATCCTTGGGATGGACTTAATAACAAAACATATGGTATGCGTACAGGAGAACTTGTAACTTTTACAGCTGGTGCTGGTATGGGTAAGTCATCTATAACTAGAGAACTAATGCACCATATACTAAAAAGTACACACGATAATATTGGTGTGTTAGCTTTAGAAGAAAGCATTAAGAAAACTGCATTTAATATTATGTCAGTAGAAGCTAATGCAAGATTATATATTAAAGAAATAAGAGATCAGTTTGATAAAGAAAGATTAAAAGAATGGGAAGATTTAACTATAGGTACAGGTAGATTTTATGCCTTTGATCATTTTGGTTCTATTAATAATGATGAAATATTAAATCGAGTTCAATACATGGCTAAAGCATTAGATTGTAAATGGATTATATTAGATCATTTATCTATTCTAGTAAGTGGTCAAGAAGGTGATGACGAAAGAAAATCTATTGATGTTCTTATGACTAAATTGCGTTCTCTTGTTGAACAAACAGGTGTTGGTTTACTATTAGTATCTCACTTACGTAGACCATCAGGTGATACAGGACATGAAAATGGTAGAGAAGTTACTCTTTCACATCTACGTGGCTCTGCATCTATAGCTCACTTATCAGATTGTGTAGTAGCTTTAGAAAGGAATCAACAATCAACTGATCCTATATTAGCTAATACAACTGTAGTACGTATACTTAAAAATAGATACACAGGTGATACTGGTATTGCTACTAATTTGTTATATGATAGTAAGACAGGACGGATGAAAGAAAAAGAACTATTATTAGATGAAACTATTAATGAATTTGAGGTTGTTTAATGAATGATATAGTTAAAATTACTTCTGCAGCTGACAAACATTTAACTAATTTAATACTTGACAAAAAAGTTAAAGGTGTTATGTTAGCTGTAGATGGAGGAGGTTGTGCAGGATTAAGATATAAGTGGGAATTGATTGAAGAAGATAAAGAATTAGAAGATAGAGATAAAGTTATTTTAGATTCTGGTTTTTTATATATACATCCAACAGCTACATTAAGTGTAATTAATACTACAATAGATTATGTAACAGATATAGCTGGATCATCTCTTAGAATAACTAATCCTAATGCAACATCTAGTTGTGGTTGTGGAGAAAGCTTTGCAATCTAAAATGTGGAAACATTATTGTCCTATAGAAGAATCAGATATGAGGATTGGTAAAGGGGAGGAATGTAATTGGTGTGGAGCTGTGGAAGATAATGATTGGGATAAATTATTTGGTGGTGAGAAATTAAAAAGTAATATAGAAAAGGATTGTAGGAATGACAATAGCAGTAGTTGATATAGAAACAAATGGATTTAAAGATAATGCTACAGAAATACATTGTATTGTAGCTAAAGAATATACAACAGGTAAAGTTAAAACTTGGGTGCAAGAAGAATGTAAAGAGTTTGGTGAATGGTCTAAATTAATTGATACTTTTATTATGCATAATGGATTATCTTTTGATGCACCATTATTAAATAAGTTTACTAATTCATCTATTAAGTCAAATCAAATACGAGATACTTTATTAGAGTCACAATTATTTAATCCTATTAGAAATAAAGGGCATAGCTTACAAGCATGGGGTGAAAGATTAAACTTTAATAAAGGAGATGTAGAAAGCTTTGATTATTATACACCAGCTATGCTTGAATATTGTAAGCAAGATGTTGAATTAACTTTTAAAGTAGCTAAATATTTAGAAAAAGAAAGTAAAAACTTTTCTAAACAATCTTTATTATTAGAAAATAAAATTAGAGTTATATTAGATCAACAAGAAGAAAATGGATTTACTTTAAATTTAAGAAAAGCATCAGAACTTATGGCTACATTACAAGATGAAGCAGATAGTTTAGTAGATAAAGCACAAAAATTATTCCCACCTACTGAAGTACAACTTAAAACTAAAGTTAAATACATTCCATTTAATATAGGAAGTCGTAAACAAATAGCTGAAAGACTTATAGAAAAAGGATGGGAACCTAAACTAAAAACAGATAAAGGTAATGTTATTGTTAATGAAGAAGTATTAAAAAGTATTAATATGCCAGAAGCTAAAATGTTTTCAAGATATTTATTATTACAAAAAAGAGTAGCACAAATTAAATCATGGATAGAATTATGTGATAAAGATAATAAAGTTCATGGTAGAGTTATGACATTACGGACTATTACAGGACGTATGGCACACAACTCACCTAACATGGCTCAAGTACCAGCTGTTTACTCACCTTATGGTAAAGAGTGTAGAGATTGTTGGACTGTTTCTGATATAAATAAGTACTCATTAGTAGGTACAGATGCAAGTGGTTTAGAATTAAGATGTTTAGCTCATTATATGAATGATACAAAGTTTACTAATGAGTTACTTACAGGAGATATACATACAGCTAATATGGAAATGGCAGGATTATCTAATAGAGATCAAGCTAAAACTTTTATCTATGCATTTCTTTATGGAGCTGGAGCTGCAAAAATAGGTAAGATTGTTGGTGGTGGTGCTAAAAAAGGTCAGCAATTAATAGATAGATTTTTATCGAATATGCCAGCATTGAATGCATTGAGAACGAAAGTTCAAAAAGCATCTCAAAATGGTATCATTCGAGGATTGGATGGGAGGTTACTACATATCCGTAGTTCACATAGTGCACTTAACACTTTGATTCAAGGTGCAGGAGCTGTAGTCTGCAAGCATTGGCTTCTTGAGATAATGTCCTCAATTAAAATGACAAGAATAGATGCCAAGCTTGTTGCTTCCATCCATGATGAATACCAATTTGAAGTTAATAATAATGATATAACTACCTTTGGTCAAATAACTAAAGAGACTATGAAG